ATTGTGGAGCATGACAGTATCGACAGCGGCGAGTTTGATACGACCCCCGCACCCGCCCCCGCCGTTACCAAGAAGCCCCCTGTGACCACTGAACAGCGTCAGGAAATCAAGAAAGAACTGACCGGCGCTCCTGCTGGTGCGGCTACCGTGGAACAGGTCAGTACGCTGAAAAGCCTGCTGAAAAAGCTCATGGATATTGACGCAGAGCAGGAACAGTTCGTGCAGACCATCGCCATGAAGACCGAGGGTTTTTCCAAGATCGAAGCTGACAAGTGTGACGCTCTGATCGAGGGCGTGAACAATATGCTGGCTGGCTACGAAATGAAGGCGGCGAAGGAGGGCTAAGGCATGATTGAAATTGATTGCCGTAAGTGCGTCAATGCAGACTTGGAAGCGGATTGCTGTAAGCTCTACGGTAACAATCCTGATACTGCCGTTCGGGAATGTGCCGCTGATGAATTTGTGAATTATAAGGAGGTAGACAAAAATGGAATGGCTTGACGGTAACAAAATCCAGATTATCCCTCCCAAGCGTCCGAAGAAGCTGACCGGTACTCGCTTCGCCACTATCCTCGGTCTGAACCCGTGGTCTACACCGTTCGAGATTTGGTGCGAAGTGACCCGCACCTATCAGAAGCCTTTCGAGGACACGATCTACACCATCGCTGGTAAGACCATCGAGCCTAAGCAGGCTGAGTACATGAAGCAGACCTACTTCATGAGCAATCTGGTCACACCGACCGACATTTGGGGCAAAGACTACTTCCGTCAGACCTACGGTGACTTCTTTAGGGAAAGCCCCGTTCTCGGCGGTATGTGGGACTACTTGCTCTATGGCAAAGATGGTAAGCCCACCACCGTCCTCGAAATGAAGACTTCCAAGCGTGTCGAGGACTGGAAGGACGATATTCCTGAGTATTACGCTTTGCAGGCGGCGTTGTACGCTTACCTTCTCGGCGTGGACGAGGTTATCATGGTCGCTTCCTTCCTCGAACCCAAGGACTACGATGCCCCTGAGAAGTTCGTGTGCAGCGGTGAGAATACCATCACCCGTCCCTTCAAGGTGTCAGAGCGGTATCCTGACTTCGAGAAGAAGTATGTGAAGCCTGCCCTGAAATGGTGGAAGGACTATGTGGAGAGCGGCATTTCTCCCGCCTTTGACGAGCGCAAGGATGCTGAAATCCTGAAAGCCCTCCGCACCAACAACCTATCTCCTGAAACGGACATGGCGGCGCTGGTCAAGGAAGCCGAAGACCTGAAAGCCAAGCTGGACGCTCACGCCGCTGAGGTGGCTGAGGACGAGAAGCGGTACAAGGTCTTGACCGACATGATTAAGAAAGCCGCAATCGCTCAGTTCCGTGACGGTGACAAGAAGGTGTCTATCGCTGGTTCTGCCTATAATTGGGAAGTCAGCCGTACTTCCACCACGAAGATCGACAAGGACGCTATGAAAGCGGACGGTATTCTGGCGAAGTATACGACCACCGAGGACAGCTACCGCATTTCCCCAAAAATCATTAAGGAGGATTGACCTATGAAGTTTTCCAAGTTCGTGAAGTCCCTCGCCCCCGATGGCGGCGCTATCTACGAGTACATGGACGAACGCTGGCTTGCTTCCCCGTCCGTACTTATGCTCATTCCCGATGGTATCCGCAGCGTGACCGGGTATAGCAACGAGAAAATGCCTGACGGCATTGGTCGCCTGATTTCTCAGGTCGGTTGCACCGAGTACGCCACGCTGGTCAAGGCAATCATGCCTGAGCCGGACGGCGCAATCAAGGATTGTGTCCGTATCTTCGCCACGCAGAACAGTACCATGACCCTTCCCATCACCAATGATGACTGGTCGCTGATCGAGAAGTCTGACTTCTGCGAAATCTTGTACGCTTACGATCTGGAAAGCGACAAGAGCGTACCGAAAGCCCTGCTGGTCAAGCAGTACGCCAAGTACCCCGATGACGAAGACCAGTTGGTTGGTATCATCTTCCCCTGCGAGTATGCAGAACAGCTCAATTTCCACACCATGAAGGAGGACAAAAACAATGGCTAAAATCGGACTCACCGAGGGTTTCACCCTCATTCCTGAAGGTACTCATGTCTTTCAGATTACCGATGTGAAGTACAAGGAAGACTTCGGCAAGCTGGAAGTCTATATGCAGACGCAGACCGGCAATAAACACATCGAGCGCTTCTCTCTGCTGAAATCCGATGGCTCTCCCAACGAGGGTGCATACAACGCTTTCAGCTACTTCGCCAAGACTGCGCTCGGTAACTTCGACCTGACCGAGATCGACCACACCGACCTGATTGGTCACTTCATTGAGTGCGATGTGGAACATGATGTTCAGGAGAACAAGAAGAAGCCCGGACAGAGCATTACCTTCGTCCGTTTGGCGGATAAACGCCCCTCTGAGGGCTGGGGCGGCGCTGGCAATACGGTTACTACCCCCGCTGTTAAAACCGCTCCTGCGGCTTCTCAGGCCGCTCCTAAGACCCCGATGGATTTGGCAGCTCTCCTTGGCTGATACCGAGTGCGAGGGAGGGCTAATTTGAAAGGCTCTCCCTCGCCAATGGTATGTTGAAAACTATGTTGAAAGTGAGGATAAGCTACAATGGCAGAAGCCTATATTTGTTCGCTCTCCAAGGTTCAGCGCCACGCTGAAATCTGCAAGGAGATCAACAATCTCTATGAGCGTAAGAACCATGACTACGGTGACAGCTTTCACCAGACCTTCGTTGAAGAAGGAATGGCGATGGCTCGTATTCGGTTGGGTGATAAGTTCAGCCGCTTCAAAACTCTCTCCCGTGGCGGTGAACAGAAGGTCAATGACGAGTCTATCCGTGACACCCTGATTGACCTCGCTAACTACGCCATTATGACGGTGGTGGAAATGGAGGTTGCCGATGACGCTGAATGATTATCAGAAAGCCGCCGAGCGCACTTCCGGCGACCTGACTTCATGGGATAAAGTTCGCAACGGCTGTTACGGTCTGAACGGCGAAGCCGGAGAGTGTATCGACATTCTGAAAAAGACCGAGTTTCAGGGTCATGCTTTCGACCCGATGAAGATGGTTGACGAGCTGGGCGATGTTCTCTGGTATGTCGCACAGTTGGCGACCGGCTTGGGTGTGACCCTCGAATATGTGGCACAGCACAATGTCGATAAGCTGCTGGCCCGTTACCCTGACGGGTTCGACAGCGAAAAGAGTATTCACAGAAAGGAGTACGAAAATGCCTGACTGCTTCTCCAAGTCCGAAGTGACTGATTTCATGAACTTCATGAAGCTGCCTGACGGAACCTCTGTTGTTTCCGATGACATGATGGAGTACCTGATGGCTTACGGCTTCTTCACCGCCCCTGCTTCCACCAAGTACCACGGCAATTACGAGGGCGGTCTTCTGAACCACTCCCGCATGGTTACGGAGTACCTTCTGGCGCTCACTCAGGCCAATCATCTGATCTGGCGCAAGGCTCGTTCTCCCTTCATCGTGGGTATGTTCCATGACCTATGTAAGATCGACCAGTACCGCCACCCGGTAACAGGCCACATTGAAGAATTTAATGGTGGGCGCACACCAATCTATGACGAACAGGCGTGGGAGTACAACCCCGACACCCTTCTGAAAGGTCACGGCGATAAGTCCGTCATGCTTCTCTCTCAGTTCTACACACTGACTGATGAAGAAATCATGTGTATCCGCTATCACATGGGCGCTTTCACCGACAAGTCCGAGTGGAATGACTACACCAGAGCAGTCAGCCAGTACCCGAATGTGCTATGGACACATCAAGCCGATATGTTGGCAAGCCATGTTGCGGGGGTGTAACTACCATGCCCGATAGATACGAAATTGATATAAAAAGGCTGATTGAAGATTTGCAACAAAGCGTTGACACAGTAAACATGACAGCAAATCAGGTGAAAAGCATAATGGAGCTGGTCGAAAAGGGAATTAACATTTGTGAAAACTTCCCTGTAACCGATGTTTCGCTTCCTGAATTTGCACTCATTGTTGAGAAAAATGCCATTGTTATCAATTATATGCCTCAAAGTCCTAATAAGTGGAGCGTTTTTGTGTTTCATCATAAGGGATTGGGATTAGGTGAAATCGAAAAGGTCAATTCCGTTATTGTCCCGCTCATTGAAGACACAGATGACGAGGAAGACCGCTACTGTGTCATTCTTGCCGCACAGATGTTTTCTATCATTCAAAATCGTCTTTCGAACCCGGAAGACAATTTTAAGATTGAAGAAAAACGAGTGCAAAAGAAAAACTTCAAAAAGAAATCCAAAGGAAAAGGGCAGCGGAAAATTCGATTATTGAAATCGTACACTTTAATTCGCACTGAACCTATTGTGTCGCACCGTCATGGAAAAATCACTTGCCCTTGCTGGGGTGTTCGTGGGCATTACAGGCATTATAAGTCTGGAAAAGTAGTGTTCATTGCCGCCTATCAGAAAGGTAAAGACCGCTCCCGCTATACTTCAAAAGAGTATGTGGTCTTCCGAAAGGAGAGTAAAAATGAAAATCAGTGAACCTTCTGTGGAGCTTATCAACGCTCCCGATTATAAGACCCTTCTGACCACCATCGAAGCCGCAGGGCGTACTTGCTACAAGTCCGAGGACAAAATCACGGACGGAAGCGCAGAGAAGTTCGTCCGGGGCATTATCAAGCGTGGTCACGAAGCCGTCATTGAGCATGGCTCTCTTACCGTTCGCTTCATCTGCGACCGGGGTGTGAGCCATGAGATCGTCCGTCACCGTCTGGCGGCGTTCTGTCAGGAGTCCACTCGGTACTGCAATTACGGCAAGGAGGGCTTCGGCGGCGAGATCACCGTCATTCGTCCCTCGACATTCGCCAAGACCGACTCGACCTACCACATCTGGAAGCGGTCGTGTGAACACGCTGAGGTCGCCTACTTTGATCTGCTGAACGAGAGTTGCACCCCGCAGGAAGCTCGATCTGTCCTTCCGAACAGTCTTAAAACCGAGGTGGTCATGACCGCCGATCTCAGAGAATGGCGGCATTTCTGCCGTATGCGTTGCCCCGTAGCGGCTCACCCCGATATGCGGGTCGTTGCCAATATGCTCCTGACCCTGTTGAAACAGACCTATCCAGTCTTCTTCGAGGACATTGAGGTATGAGGATTAAGAAAGCTGGCGGTAAGGTGTTCGGTGCGGTCTTAACTGCCGCCGAGAAGAAAGCGATGAACATGGAAATCAATCGTCAGATTGTGGAAGCCGACAGGCGCTACGCCGATGACATTGATGCTATGGTGCTTTATACCCTCCATGTTCACCTTGGTTTCGGCAAGAAGCGCCTGCGGAAGTTCTATGACGCTTTCTCCGCCGAGCATGACCGCCTTATCCAGTATTATCAAATGCCGGACGATTACACATGGCTCTGCAAAGAAATGTTGAAGCGTATCGGCGTTGATGTTGAAGCATGGAACAAAGAAAGGAAAGAACCCGATGAAACTGAAAAGCATTGACGGCAAAGTGCCGTATATCATGGCTGCTGGAAAGGACTTCGTGAAAGATGAAATGTCGCTGGCGGCGGCAGAGCAGATTTGTTCCCGTGGAACACAGACCGCCAGCAAGCTCTTTCCCGATTTCCCCATCTGCGTAGATGGCAAGTTCTATTTTGCTGGAACCTCGACAAAGCCCAAGTCCAGCAAGTCTAAGACCCCTTGCGGGGGCTGAGATTTTCGATCTTCCTGTGGTTCGTCACCATTGTCGCAGTCCTTTGCCTGAAATCACCCACGGTTGAGGTTGAAGAACCTTCTCCCATTGTCGAGGTGGTAGAGGTAGTCACCCCGGAGTCAGAACCGGAGGTGACACCTCAGCCGTGGACAGACGAGGAAGTGATTGTACTGGCGAAAATGCTATGGGGAGAAGCCAGAGGGGTCAGCTCTGACGCTGAGAAAGCCGCTTGTGTGTGGTGTGCGCTCAACCGTGTCGATCATGGCTACGGCGACATTATAACGGTCGTGACTACACCCAAACAATTTGTAGGGTACAACGAGGAAAACCCGGTCGATGATGGTTTGATTACTCTCTGTATAGATGTACTGACCCGCTGGTACGCAGAGAGAGAAGGTCAGGTTGAGGTCGGTCGTGTCCTCCCTGCGGATTACCTGTGGTTTTCGGGAGACTCAAAACGAAATCATTTCAGAAATGCCTATAAGGGCGGGACGGTATGGGACTGGTCTTTACCAAGTCCTTATGAGGATTGAGATATGAAACGAATTGATTTAACAGGCCAGCGATTTGGTCGCTTGACGGTTTTAGATTACAACGGTAGTTGCCGCTGGAAGTGCGTTTGCGATTGCGGAAACATTGTATATCCACTCGCTGGAAACCTTGTCAAAGGTGATATTAAAAGCTGTGGGTGCTACCGCCGAGAAGTGTCCAGCACACAGCATAAAATGCACGGTCAAACCCATACCCGTCTATACGGTATTTGGAAAGCTATGCGGAAGCGTTGTAACAATCCAAATGACAAGTGTTACAACTTATACGGCGGCAGAGGAATAACCGTGTGTAGTGAGTGGTCACACTTTGAGCCTTTTCAAGAATGGGCGTTAAGTCATGGATATACTGACACTTTGACAATCGACCGTATCAATCCCGATGGGAATTATTCTCCCGATAATTGTCGTTGGGCTACTTGGAAAGAACAAGCCAACAACAAACGACCGAGAGGTAGTTGCCATGTATGAGAAAATACCGCAAGAATTGCGAGAAAAACGCTGCTGGGTCAATGTGTGGAACACCTCGAAAGTGCCAATGTGCAGTACCGTGCGAAAAGCCGCTTCTGCTTCTGACCCGAATACATGGTCTACCTTCAAGGACTCTGTTTCCGCCATTGAGCAGGGCGTATATGACGGTATCGGTTATGTGTTCTGCGATGACGGTTTGGTTGGTATCGACATTGACGATGGCTTTACTGATGGGCTTCTAAACCCGCTGGCGGCTGACATTATCGGTCATTGTCAGTCCTACACGGAAAAGTCCAGAAGCGGGAGAGGGGTTCATATTCTCGTTCGTGGTGAGCTGCCCTTCAAGGGCAAGAACAACCGTGCCGCCGTGGAGATTTACAAGAGCAATCGGTACTTCATCATGACCGGAGAGGTTTTGATCTTTTCCGAGATCGTTGAAAACCAGTCAGCGATTGACTATGTGATCGAGAAGTATTTTCCCGACACACCGAAAGAAAGTAGCTCAGGTACGGTCGCCCCTCAGCGTATCTATTCTCCCATCTATCGCCGCCCTGAAAACGGCAAGCTGCATTTGAAGCCTGAATACCCGCCTATCACACCGGGAAGCCGGAACCTCAGCCTGACTTCTCTGGCGGGTCAGCTCCATAACCAAGGATACACCAAAGCAGAGATTTACAAAGAGCTGTTGTACGCCAATCAACAGGCTTGCAAGCCGCCGCTCCCTCAGTCCGAGGTCGAGTTGATTGTTAACAGCGTGACCAGATACAGGAGGTAATTATGAAACCTTATCAGCGTGGCGATGTTGTTGTCATTGATGTTCCCATGCTTGCCAACAGTCATATTCAGGCCGGTAAGCGTCCGTGGGTGGTTGTGCAAAACAATGTCGGCAATCAGTTTTCTTCCACCAGCATTGTCGTTCCCCTGACCACTAAAATCAAGCGACTGGAAATGCCGACCCATGTGGCGGTCACTTGGGGTTCTTTACAGCCGAGCATGGTTGAATGTGAACAGGTGCGTGTCGTAGATATATCCGATGACTGGGAGTACATCTGCACTCTGCCGCCTGAGATCATGCGTCATGTGGACACCGCTTTGAAGAACGCTTTCTTCTATGGGGGGGTGTAGACAGTGGAGAGTGAGAAGAAAATCTGTCCGTTATCAATGAGTTGCCCCGAAGATATTCCCCTCTGTCCCTGCCAGAAACAGCGCTGTGCATGGTGGGACGAAGACTCTCAGGACTGTGCCGCCGTGGTGCTGGCGAGAGCGATGAAGAAAAGGAAGTGAAACTATGGCTGATGAAATCACAACTGTCCCCGAAGAACAGGCTCTTTTTCAGCTTTCCAACGGTCGTTACATCATGGACGAAGCTCAGTCCAGAGTGATGTTTCAGATTAAGGAAGCACAGCCTGAGCATAGCCACCCGATCAGCGGCACGGGGTATTCGTGGGACGAATCCGGCATGGCGGAGTTGTTCTCCGAGTGCTACAAGAATGATACCCGCTACTGCCCCGAAGCGAAAAGCTGGTTCACCTACTCCGAGGGGGCATGGCGTAAGGACACGGGTTCTCTGCTGGTAGCGGAAAAGATCAAAGAGTTCTGCCGCCTGATGGCTCTCTATTGCGGTGAGATTACCAATGAAGAACGCCGCACCGAGTACATGAAGTTCATCGTAAAGATGGGCGACCGGCGCTTCCGTGACCGGCTGATGAAGGACGCTGCCAGTGTGCTTCCTATCGCTTCGGCGGAGTTTGACGCAAACCCCTACCTTATCAACTGCAAGAACGGCACTTTCGACCTCGAAAAAATGGAGTTCCGGGAACATGACTGGAAAGACTTCCTGACTATGCAGACCAACTTCAACTACACCTTGCAGGACGCACGGTGTCGCCGCTGGGAGAAGTTCGTTGCAGAGGTTACTTGTAATGACGAAGACAAGGCGGACTATCTGCAAAAGGCGCTGGGGTACTCTATGCTGGGTATGGCGAACGAGGAATGTATGTTCATTCTTCACGGCAAGACCACCCGCAACGGCAAGTCCACCATGCTCTCGGCAATCCACCACCTTCTCGGTGATTATGCTTCCGTGTCCCCCGTGTCGATCATCTGCAAGGCAGAGCGCTCGAAGAACGCCGAAGCAGCGAACCCCATGCTGGCTTCCCTGAAAGGCAAACGGTTCGTCACAATGGCAGAGAGCAACCAGTATGGCAAGCTGGACGAAGAAACGATTAAGCAGCTCACAGGCGGCGAGGAAATCAAAGCCCGGAACCTCTATGAGACTGCTACAACCTTCCTGCCGCAGTTCACCCTTTGGCTCTCCTGCAACGATCTTCCCACCGTCAGCGATAAGTCCCTGTTCGCTTCCGACCGTGTGCGGGTCATTGAGTTCAACCGCCATTTCACCGAAGCGGAACAGGACAAGAACCTGAAAAATGAGTTCCAGACACAGGAAGCCATGCAGGGTATTTTCGCTTGGCTGGTCGCCGGGTACTTCAAGTATAAGCGGTTCGGCCTGAAAATGTCTCCCGCTATGCGGAAGGTGGTCAATCAGTACGAGCGTGACAACGATCTGTGCTTGCAGTTCCTCGAAGAACGCTGTGAACAGGCTGAGGGGGTCAACACCCGCTCGAAGTCTCTGTTTGACGCTTACAAGATTTGGTGCAAGTCCAACGGGTACTTTGCCTGTTCCGCCAAGCGGTTCAACGCTGACATGGAGACTCACCCTGAGTGGCACGGCGGCAAGGTTGTGTATCAAGGCTACCCCGTCTACAAGAACCTCAGACTGAAAGGAGCGTCTTAATGAACCGGTCATGTAATTCTATCCTCTGCCGTTTCGGTATCCACACAGCAGACCCGTATGTTCACATTCAGGTCAGGTGTCGGAATGGTTCTCACCGTTGGCAGAGCAATTATGAAGTCTGCAAGCGTTGTGGTAAGCGGCTGAGAAAAAGAACCTCCGCCGTATTTCCATCGTAGTCACGGCACAGACCAAGGGCAACCTTGAACGGCTGGCGGCGGTCTGCGGGTACTCGGAGATCGGTCGAGTGGTTGACAAACTCACCCGTGAAAAGATGATCTCCCTCCACGACTTTGAAAGAAAGGAGAAGCGCTATGAATGATGTAATGGAGCAAATCAAAACGCTTTCTGCCACCTTGGACGAGGAAACCACCCGCTTTCACCCTACCGGCAGACTGCTGTTGTTGGGTTCCTACGAGAGCGTATTTCTGAAAGCGGTCAAGCGCAAGGCCGATCTGTTGGGTATTGACTGTGACCTCACTCAATACCCCTGCCCTCCGTACAAGGCCGTGGTAGTGGACAGAGAAACCGTCCCGTCTGACATTAAGCTCACCGCCGAGGTTGACATTGACCACTCCTACTCGCAGGGAATGTCATCGGTATCTCAGGCGACTTTGGCGCTCCTGCTGGCATTGGACTTGGTTCACGCTAAGGACATTACCGTTGTAGGCCGGGGTCATGCCGTTCAGAACTTGGCAAAGTACCTCACCCTCGGTAACGCAACGGTGACGGTGGCGCACTCCAAAACCAAGAGTCTCTTGCAGGCCACGATGAACCGTGATGTGGTGATCTACGCCACGCCGACTATCACGAAGGACATTTCCTACAACACCCGTGATCTGGTCATTGACCTCGGCAACAGCGTTCCCCACCCTGACCGCTTCAACTGCCCCTATATGAACAGGATTGGTCAGCTCACCGTGAGCGTGTTGCTCAACCGCTTTGCGAGAAAGGAGCATAGGACATGAATGACATTCTGACAACTATCGCCGCCGTTGAATGGATTGTTGTAGGCTGTCTATTCTTATGGCGACTGCGCCACTGGAACCGCCGCTTTTCAGAACTCTATGACGAGCTGCGAAAGGAGATCGACCATGGATAAGGAAGACGCTCACATTGTCATAGCGATGGCAAACCACAACATGAATGTCACCGATGTTGCTCGTGCTATTTTCGCACACAGAAATACCGTTCTCTATCACTTGAACAAGGTGAAGCAGCAGACCGGGTTAGACCCTCGGCGGTTCTATGATTTGGTCGAGCTGGTGAAAATAGCTCAGGAGGTGTTGGAAAGTGAGCCTTGATATTACGATCATGGAACGCAAAGATGTCCGTTGCCCTCATTGTGGCGAGGTCATCAATACGGTGGACATCGCCAGCACCGACAGCGGTGGTCGGCTCTGGTACGACTTTCTGGAAAGGCTTGGCTATTATGTTCCTTACGAGAAGCGAACTAAGGAAAACGACTGGTATGGTAAGGACATGGTTCTTGACAACGAGCAGGCAAAGCAGCTTGCAGACTACGCCGTGAAGAAAGAGGTCTACAACTGGGACGGCGTGGAGTGGATTGTGACGGAAGCACTCGCCCACGGAAATAAAGTGGTCATCAACGCCGACTGGTAGTTAGGTGATAAAGGTGATAAAGGTGAGTGTTTTTGCAAAGACTTTTTTCAAATTGGCGTGTTTTGAAAAATTGTTTTTCGTATTTTAGGTGAGTTAGGTGAGTAATCGGGCATAAATGCCTATAACTCTCTCTTATACGCGCGTATATAGAAATAGTTATAGGGAAATGCACCCGATTACTCACCTTTATCACCTTGGCGACTTTGAAAGGAGAAAACGACTATGGCAGATGAAATTGTAGAAAAGCGTGGTCGTGGCAGACCGAAGGGTACTGGTGGCAATAGCCGTCCCGACAAGACTGTGCAACTCGACCCCGGAGATAACCGGAAATATATCATGCACGATCTGAGAATGTGGGATTGGCCTGCGGTGGATATGACCCGACCGAGAGATGTGTCCAAGCGTATTGGACAGTATTTTCAGATTTGTGCAGAGGACGATATGAAACCCTCTGTTGCTGGCATGGCATTAGCGTTTGGAATTGATAGAAGAACTATGTGGAAGTGGGTTAATGGCATTGATAGCGCCTACATCCCCACCGAAAGCAGGGACACTTTAAAAAAGGCGTATCAATTTTTGAACGCTCAGATGGAAAATTATATGCAGAACGGAAAGATCAATCCGGTCGCCGGTATCTTCCTGATGAAGAACAACATGGGCTATGCGGACAAGCAGGAGGTCGTGTTGACACCCAACCAGCAACTCGGAGATCAGGTTCCCGCCGAGGACTTGGAGAAGAAGTATCTCGAAGATGTGGCGGGGGCGTCCAGCGACTATGACCCGGAGGACTGAGCGACTTTCACGGCTTTTGCGACTATGGCTTACGACTATGCCGAGCGACTTTGCGACTTTCGCCCGAACGACTTTGCGACTTTCCGGCGAGGGTCTGCGACTTTGACAGAGCTGCCGATCTCACCACGGGGTCGGCGGCTTTTTCTTTCCCATCTGATCGGCGGCGGATTCCACCGGGGCGGCGTGGGCGCTGCCGGGGTTCCGGCCTGATCGGGGCGGCGTTTTCGCCCTTTATGATGTATAGTACATTTTTTGTTGAGTTTTCGGACAACGAAAGCAAAACACGAAAATGTAATATTTTTTTCAAAACCCTATTGACAGAAACACGAAAGCGTGTTATGCTATCCACAGAAACACGAAAGCGTGTTATTTGAAAGGGGTTTTTACAATGACAGTTAAACAATTTTCAGAGGTAGCAGCGGGGCGCATTTATTTGAATGATTTCGGAAGTTCTCTTTCTGCCGTTCCCGGTTCCGTTCTCTATGATGCTATCAAAGATTGCAAGATTTGTGAAATTGAAAGCCGGGATGGAGATTTTGAGATTACATTAGAAAAACAGCTTGTACGGGAGTAAGAAAGGAGTTTTAACAATGCTGAGAACCAATAGCAAGAAAGCCGCCGAAAATATCCGGGCTTATATCGTGGACGGGTTCAACCCGGAAGGGTACACGGACAACCCGCCGCAAGAGTTCCCCAAAATCGCCGCTTTTATCCTCGACACATTCAAAAGCGAAAAATATTGGTGTCCGCAAGATGTCCGCTATTATTACGGAAACGAAGCCGCTGCTTTTGCTGACTGGTGCGCCGGTCTGCCGTCTGTCCTCGATACCTGTTATTTTTATAACCGTTCTGCGGTTGACGATCTCGGCGCAATCCTCGAAGAAACAGAGCAGGAAAAAGCCCGGTACACCGAACAGCAGGCCGAACAGCTTTTAACAAGCCTGATTTACAGAGAATTACAGAAGGGAGAGCGGAAAGCATGAGAAAGTACAAATTAAAAGAGCTGCGGGAGCTTGTGCGGCTCGGAGTGGCGGAAGATTACACCAATAAGCCGAGCGAGTATATTTACACGCTGCGCAAGTTTGAAAAGGTGGGCTATTCTACGGGCGTTTACGGTATCAATGGCGGATTGGTCGAAGATACCGAAACCGGGCAGTTATACGCCATTATTGGGCGTTGCTCTAATCTGTTTATCTTATTTTAAGGGGGATTGCATCATGATTAAACGTGATAATTGCAAAAATTGTGTGAGTCGCTGCGAACACGCCGGGAAAGATCGGGAATTTATTTATTCCGGTGAAAAGTCCTGCAAAGTGCTTTATACGCCTGAGAGAGTAACGAAAGCGGCGGCGGATTTTGTAGGGGCTATAAAGCTCATAGCCACCAAGCCGGACAACCTCGACAACCTCGAAAGCTATCTTTCTCACCATTTCCCGGAATGGGTCAGCAGATGGGCAAATAGCCCGGAAGACCTCGCCGCAGAGATGAAGGAATTTGCAAGAATGGAAATATAAAGGCGGCGGAAGCGTGTATATTGTATTGTTAATTCTCCTGTTGCCAGTGCAAATCCTGATTGAAATATTGAAATTAAATAAATGAACGCCGCCCCGGTGCTATTCCGGGGCGGTTGTTTTTGCGCTTTTTCGGTCTGATTGGGGCGGCGTGAATGGGTAACGGGGGCGGGGGATATGGGCGCAGCGATCAACGCCGGGTAAGGGGCTAATGGCGATTCGCGTACAAAAGACGCTTTTTGATAGACACTTCCGAAAAATCCGCAAAAAATAAAAAGGCAATTTTGGGGCTTGACGATAACACCAAAATATGATATAGTGTTATTGAAATAAAGGGAGGTGCTTTCGTGAACGAGAAAGACATTGTGAAAGAAGCCATGAAAACGCTTGGGTGGAACCAAACTCAACTCGCAGAAGCCACGGGGTATAAAACACAATCCGCAATCAGCAACCGCCTGACCGGAAACAGCATGAGGGTTGATACCTTCGTAAAAATGCTGTCCGCCATGGGTTATGAGGTTGTGGTCAAAAGCACTTCCCCGCAGAAGAACAAGAACCAATGGACGATTTCGTATGATTAAACGTAACTTGAAGTTACGGTTGGGAGGTTTTGAAGTTGAATAATACTCTTACTGTGAATTTCACATTCGACCACGCCGAAGTTAGAACCGTTACAGAGGGTGAAATCATTTGGTTCGTTGGAAAAGACGTTGCTACCATTCTCGGACACACAAATCCCGAAAGAGCTATCCGCAAATTTGTCGATGAGGAAGATCGAGGGGTGACCAATTCGGTCACCCCTGGAGGAATACAGAGTGTTACCGTCATTAGCGAATACGGTATCTATTCTCTCATTCTGTCAAGCCATACCGAAGAAGCGAAGCAGTTCAAACATTGGGTTACCCACGAAGTTCTTCCGTCCATTCGTAAACAGGGCTTCTACTCCCTGCTGACAAAAGAGAAGTTGATTGAAGTTCTGACTGACAAACAGCGTGAGGACAACACCTATCTTGACTGCATTGATAAATCGGCTATCAAACGTCAAGTTTTGCAAGAAACGAGAGAAAAACGGATTGAAGAAACCCGAAAGATATGGGTCAGAGAGTTTAACGGCAAAGTTGAACCTAATTTCTCGCCGGAAATCAAAAGGGAATTGAGTCAGATTTGGGAGGGAGATATGCCTATGTTCCATAAATATCTCGACAAATACCACTCAGATTGCTATAAGAAGCAAAAAGGTAAACCTATATTGTTTTAACGAGCGAAGATAGATATAGCTCACAAGCTATTGAGTTATATAACTTTCTCTTAGTACGCTCGTATATGGAGAGTTTATACACTCTAATAGCTTGTAAGCTATTACAAAAAGGAGAACGACATGACGGTAAAAGAAATCGTCTATCTGCTGTCTACAAAGCAGGGATTGACCCAAGATGACTTAGCCAATAAAATAGGCTATACCAATCAAGGGAGTGTCGCTCGTCCTCTTTCCCGTAATAGTGGAATGACCATGCGAGTTGACACACTCATTCGCTGGTTGGAGGCTTTGGACGCTCAAATCGTCATTGAACCTCTTGACGGTGATGACGGGTATGTTTTGGACGGGGAGAAAGAGTTATGAGATGGGGATATGGTCGAGTCAGTTCTAAAGGACAACGGCTCTATGGTATGTCACTTGAAGATCAGCTTGAAAAGCTGCTGGCTCAGGGTATCGACCAAGAGCATATCCTACTGGATACCTACACTGGCACGAAGATCGACAGGCCGAAGTTCAACGAAGTTCTTTCCAAGTTAGAACTCGGTGACGAATTGGTGGTATGTAAACTCGACCGCTTTGCCCGTACTGCTCCCGAAGGAGCCATGTTGGTTCGTGACTTGGTGGAACGGGGTGTTAAAGTCAATATTCTCAACATGGGTGTTGCGGACAATACGCCAATGGGAAAAGTTATGGTGACAGTCATGCTTGCGTTTGCCGAGTACGAGCGGGACATGATTGTTGAAAGAACCAGTATGGGTAAGGCCATGAAGCGTGAACATGACCCCGATTGGCGGGAAGGTCGTAAATTAAAAGAAATTGATAACGAGCAGTTTGAAAAACTCGCTCAAAAACAAAAAGACGGTATCATTACCGTAGCGGACTGTTGCCGGGAACTCGGCATTAGTCGGTCTACATGGTATGACCGGGCAAGAAAGGTTGGTTGATAATGGCGTACTATCAGTTTTCGTTACCCATGACTGCCAGCGAAAGCTATCAGCTTATCAAGACAGTCTGTGAACGGTCTTGCACCATCAAACAGGACTGTCCGAACGAGAGTATTGAGGTTCGAACAAGGTTCCGCATGGGGAAAGGTTCTCTCCCGTTTGTGTTTTATCTGAGGGAACTGGAAGACGGAACTGAAATCATGGTCAGCTCGGATAACGCAACGCTCACGGGAGCTTTGGTGACGATGAACGGAAATAAGCCGGAAAGCGTTTGGGATTTGCCGGACAAAGAATGGAGCGATCTCATTGAGGATTTCCGAAAGGAATATCCCACATTCCCCTTGCAAGATGGCAAGCCTGTTCCGGTCGCCGCTGAGCCTTGTGATGATGGCATGGGGCAGGAATCACTCAGCCGGGGCAAAAATGTATCTCTCGGTAGAGCGGCGGTTGGCGGTCTGATGTTTGGCAGCGCCGGTGCCGTGGTAGGAGGTTTTAGCGGCATCAAAAAGGCCACGAGCCAATCCCGAAACATCTTTTCTGCTACCGTTCTTTTCAGGGTGCTTTACAGCAACGGAAGGTTGATTGAGAGAACGGTCAAGAAAAACAGTAGGGAATTTGCCGAGCTGATGGCAAAATCAAGATAAGACTTCCGTAAAGACGGAAGGACAGCCGAGGGGCTATCTCAAAAGAGGTAGTCCCTCTTTTTATCTGGAAAGGAAATGCACATGAATTATGAAAAACTCTCCGGCTCTATCCGAGCCGTGATCGACCGCCGACCGGGAGATAACGGGGCGTACAGCGACCTCTTTTCTCTATGCCGGGAGTGGGAAACCGAGGATTTCTCGGCGGCACATAAGGTAAACAAGGAACTGCTGGCACTCTCCGCCGATCAGGTAGTCCGTGGCGGCGGGGCGAAGTTCTATGAACAGTGGCGGCGGTGTCTTCTCTTTGAAGCGCCCCATGATTTTGACTCCTTCATGACCTACATTGAACTCGACCGCAAGCCGGAAAAGCGGTTCTATGCCCCCCGGAAACACTATCTCAGACCGATGGTACAGGGGTTTCAAGATGTTCTGGATGGGAAGCTGCGCCTTTTGACGATCTCCATGCCGAAACGAGCAGGAAAGTCTCAAACGGGTATCAATTTTGTGAATATGCTCTCCGGCAAGTTCCCTGACCGCTCGACCCTGATGGAAGGGACAGGTGATGACCTCGTAAAGAGCTTCTACAACGGCTGTCTGGAATATCTGACGGTTCCCAACGAGTATCTGTTCTACGATGTATTCCCGGACGCACGGCTGGTGCAGACCAACGCCGACACAAAAACGGTAAACCTGAAAAGCAAGTCCCGTTTCCCCACCATCATGTGTCGTTCCATTGACGCTCGACAGGTGGGCTTGTCCGAAGCCACCAATGTCCTCTACCTCGATGACTGCGTAGAGGGTCGTGAGGAAGCTAAGAACCGTCAGCGGCTTGATGACAAGTGGGAGGTCATCTCCGGCGATATTATGGGCCGTGCCATTGAAGGTACGCCGATGGTTTTCACCGGCACTCGCTATTCCCTGTATGACCCCATCGGTCGTGTGCAGGAACACGCACAGCGGGAGGGCTGGGCTTGGAGAGCGATTGAGATACCCGCCCTCGATCTCGTGACGGACGAGAGCAATTATGAGTACGAGCGGGAGGGCAAGAAGGTCTTTACCACCGCCTACTTCCGGGAGCAGCGGGAGCTTCTGAGCGCAGAGCAGTTTGAGAGTGAGTTCCAGCAACAGCCCTTTGAAGCGAAGGGGCTGCTGTTCAACAAGGACGAGCTGAACTACTTCTTTGAGCTGCCGAAAGACCGTGACCCGGACACCATCATCGCCGTTGGCGATACAGCGGAAAGCGGCTCGGACTCGACTTCCATGCCAGTGGCGATGATATACGGCAATGCTGTGTATATCGTTGATGTGGTTTTTGATGACTCTCCCGCTGAGGTGACGAAGCCGGAATGTGCCAAATGCCTGATCGAGAACAAGGTTGCTTCCGCTGTCTTTGAGTCCAACAACGCCGGTCAGTATTATGCCAGAGATGTTGACCAGATCATTCGTGAGCGTGGGTACTCTGTTGGTATCCGCACGAAGCGTACGATCTCCAACAAGCAGACCCGTATCGAGTTCGCTTCCGACAACATCAAAAAGAACTTCTACTTCAAGCACCCTTCCACCTACAAGCGGGGCAGTCAGTATTGGAACTTCATGAAGGAAGTGACCACCTACACCCGCTCCGGCAAGGTTCCACACGATGACGCTCCTGACTCCCTCTCCCTGTTGGAGAACGAAATCCGTATGCTGTCCGGGGGCAAGGTGGAGGTCTTCAAGCGTCCCTATTGAAAGGTTGGTTTTGACAAATGTTGTGGCGAATGGTATGATAAAAGGTTAGTATTGACAACCATTGGAGAGTTTGGTACAATGATAAGAGAGATAATAGGTAGAGGGAAGGAGGTGCTGTAAGTGGGTGCGAGAGCGTTGTTTGGTCGCCGTGTGATCTATACCGATGTTGCCGAAATCAATGCCGGGAACATCATTGATGTTCTGCAAAAGGCTTTGTTCGTCCATCTGCAAAACAGCGCCGACATTGACTATCTCTATCGGTACTATCGTGGAGATCAGCCCGTGCTTTATCGAGAAAAGGAAGTACGGCCTGAAATCTGTAACAAGGTCGTTGAGAACCGAGCCAATGAGATCGTGTCCTTCAAGGTCGGCTATCTGATGGGTGAACCCGTTCAGTATGTGAGCCGCAGCGATGACGAGAACATTTCCGCTGAGGTCAGCCGCTTGAACGATTATGTTCTCAGCGAGGATAAGCCTGCCAAGGACAAGGAACTGGCGGACTGGTCGCACATTGGCGGCACTTCCTACCGCATGGTGCTTCCTGATGAGGAAGCCGATGTAGAGGAAGACGAAGCTCCTTTCGAGATTTTCACCCTTGACCCCCGCTTCGCCTTTGTGGTCTACTCCACCGCCCTCGGCAACCCCGCCATGATGGGCGTAAAGTATGTGAAGGACGAGAGCGGCAATCTGATTTTCAGTTGCTACACCCGTGACCATTACTACGAGGTGGAAAACACTTGGGCGATCATTCGGAGCGAACCTCAGATTTTGGGTATTCCCATCATCGAGTACCCGGCGAATAAGGCTCGGCTGGGAGCCTTTGAGATCGTCCTCCCTCTGCTGGACGCTATTAACACCGTGGAGAGCAACCGCCTTGACGGTGTGGAGCAGTTCGTACAGGCGCTCATGCTATTCCACAATGTTGATATTAACACTGAGGATTTTCACCAGCTTCGTGACGAGGGTGCTATCAAGTACAAGGATATTGACCCGCAGTTCAAGGCGGAGATCGAGTATTTGACCTCGGAAATGAACCAGACACAGACACAGACCCTCGTGGACAGTATGTATAACACCGTCCTGACGATCTGTGGTATGCCGAACCGCAACGGTGGTTCTTCCACCAGCGATACCGGCTCTGCGGTCATCATGCGTGATGGTTGGTCGGCGGCGGAAGCCAGAGCCAAGGACTCCGAGCTGATGTTCAAGCAGTCCGAGAAGGATTTCTTGAAGCTGGTTCTGCGTATCTGCCGTGATCTGAGTGACCTGACGCTGAAACTCAGCGGTCTGGAAATCCGCTTTACCCGCAGAAATTACGAGAATATCACGGAAAAGGCAAATGTGCTGACTGCTATGCTTGCCAATCCGAAGATCGCCCCGGTTCTGGCCTTTACCCATTGTGGTTTGTTCTCTGACCCGCAGCTTGCGTACCGTATGAGTATGGATTACGCTGAGGAACAGGAGAAAAAGGCCGCTGAACTCGCAACCAAGCAGAAGGAGGTTAATCCTGATGGTGGAAACAAGGGAGCTGAAACTGACCCCGGAAGCGGTCAGCAAGATTGAGGAAATCTTAAAGCACCACAATCAGGCGGAAGTCAAGGTGGAGGACAGCTCCGTCGTGGTTATTGAGATACGCCGGAAAAAGAAATATTGAGTGGGTCAGGCAAGGGCCTGACTGACAGCCGTGGGGCTACTGATACCGAAAAGGTATTGGTAGCCCTTTTATTTTTCCTTCCAATGCCCTCGGAGTTTTCGGACAGTCCGTGAAAGCTCAGTCTTTTCGGAGATATGAGAAAGGCGAAGACAATGGTTTGACCGCCGCAAGGCGTTGAATGGTCAGGGAAGACCTTAATCGCAAACGGGAGACAACCCGTAAAAACGGAAAATAGTGCTGAGTGAACAGCCTTGTTAAACGCAGGAGGTAATCATTATGGCAAAGATCGACACCAGCAAAATCACGGGCTATGCGGAAATGTCTGCGGAAGACAAGCTGAAAGCTCTGGAAGCGTTCGAGTACGAGGACAACGCCGCCGAGCTGGAAAAGCAGAAAGCCGCTGTTTCCAAGGCCAACTCCGAAGCCGCTGAGTGGAAGCGCAAGCATAACGCTCTGTTGGGTGAGGACGAGAAGAAGAAGCAGGAGCAGGAGGAAAAGTTCGCCAACATGGAGAAGGAGCTTTCCGAGCTGCGGGAAGCCAAGCGTGTTTCCGAGTTTAAGGCCAAGTTCATCGCTCAGGGCTATGACGAGGCTCTTGCCGAGGACACCGCAAAGGCGATGGCTGATGGTGACTCTGCCAAGGTGTTTGCCAACCAGCAGAAGTTCCTTGACGAGTATGCAAAACAGGTCAAGGCTGACGCTCTGAAAAAGACCCCCAAGCCCACTCCCGGTGCCGGTGGCGGTACTGGCGAGATGGATTACGCCAAGAAAATCGAGGAAGCACGGACAAACGGTGATTTCGCCGCCGTTGCTTACTACACCCGCCTGCAAGCCGAAGCGGAAGCGCAGGCGAAAAAAGAGTAAAGGAGAGTTTTTACTATGGCAGATCAGTTTGCTATGAGTTTCGGGGTACTCAATTACTCCGGTATGCTCTTTAACAAGGGCAACACCCGCACCCCTCTGAGTTCTATCATCGGCGGTCGTGCCAAGACCACGAACCATGTTGAGTTCGTGACCGGTCAGGAGTTCACCTCTGGCGGCGGCGCTCAGCCTGCTATCAGCGAGAGTGCTTCTCTGACCGCCCCTGACGCTACCGTTGTGACCCGTGCGCAGAAGACCAATGTGACTCAGATCTTTCAGGAGTCTGTGGGCATTTCCTACGGGAAGATGTCTAACATGGGTACTCTGAGCGGTATCAATGTGGCGGGTCAGCAGGCCAACCCCATGAATGAGCTGGACTTTCAGGTTGCCGCCAAGATGATGAAGGTCAATGCCGACATTGAGTACACCTTCATTAACGGTGTTTACAACAAGGCCACTGATGACACCAAGATCAATAAGACCCGTGGTCTGGTTCCCGCAATCACTTCCAACACTACGGCGATGGCTTCCAAGCCCCTCGGCCTGTGGGATATTGCCGACATGGTGAAGAAGATTTACGGCGCTCACGCTCCCACCGATGGCCTGTGCCTGTGGTGTGACGCTGTGACCATGTTCCAGATCAACGCTGACGCTGTTCAGAACGGTCTGACCGTGGTTCCCGCTGCCCGTAACATCAACGGTATCTCCCTGTCCAGCGTGGTCACGCCCATCGGTGTTGTCTACCTGTATCTTGGCGAGTACCTGCCTGCCGGTACTGCCCTGCTGCTGAACCTGAGCGTTCTGGCTCCCGTTTATCAGCCTGTTCCCGGCAAGGGTAACTTCTTCCTTGAACCGCTGGCAAAGGTCGGCGCTGGTGAGAAGTATCAGCTCTTTGGTCAGATCGGCCTTGACCATGGCCCTGAGTGGTTCCACGGTAAGTTTACCGGTATCTCTACCGAGTTTACCGCTCCCACTTACAGCCGTAGCGTTTTCATCGCCAATGACGCAAACAACCCTGTGAACACTAAGGCCGTTGCTGGCGGCTAAGAGTGGCGCAGGAGTAAAACAGAGATTTTAGAAAGGAAAGGTGGAAAGCATGACGGACGCTGAGAAGTTGAAAATGGTGAAAGCCATGACCGGCGAGACAGACGAGGACACGCTTTCCACCTACCTTTCTATCGCCGGAAACAAGGTGTGCCGCAAGGCATATCCCTTTGACTCCACCGTGACCGCTGTTCCTGACCAGTACGCTCACATTCAGGTGGAGATCGCCGTGTATCTGCTGAATAAGCGGGGAGCCGAAGGGCAGACCGCTCACAGCGAGAACGGTATCTCCCGCTCCTATGAGGACGGCGATGTGCCGCCTACGCTGCTGAGGGACATTGTTCCCTTTGCCGCTGTGATGGGAGGTTGAGTGCATGAGAACGCTGAACCGCAACAAATCGCCCTTCTGGTATCTGCTGTATGACAGCAAGGTTCCCGCCAAGGACGAGTACGGCAACGAAACTGGCGAGGAACTGGTGGTTTACAAGCCTGCCGTGGCAATGAACGCCAATATCTCGGCGGCGACCGGCTCCGCTCAGGTGGAGCAGTTCGGTAATTTCGCAGGGTACGACAAGGTGATCGTCACCGATGACCTGAGCTGCCCCATTGACGAGAATACCGTGCTGTTCATCGACAAAGAACCGCAGTATGACAAGGACGGGAAGCCGCTCTACGATTACATGGTCAAGCGGGTTGCCAAGTCTCTCAACTCCATTTCCTATGCGGTCAGTAAGGTGACGGTATCGTGAGTCAGACGATCAATGTTCCGCTCTCCGGGAGAGGAATTGAGCGGCTGATACGGGAAACCGAAAACCGGAAGAACCGGCTTCAAGAGCGGACTGCGGTCTTTCTCGACCGGGTGGCGCAGGAGGGCTTAGAAATCGCTTCCGCCAAGTTCGAGCGGGCTGTTTACGATGGCACCAACGATGTTTCCGTGACGGTGGAACCCCGTGGGAACAATGTTCGAGCGGTGGTGGCGACAGGTGGGGCTACCCTGTTTATCGAGTTCGGTACAGGTGTGACCTACCCGGACGATCACCCGGAAGCGGGAGAACTCGGCATGAAGCGTGGCGAATACGGTCAGGGTCACGGCAAGCAACACTCTTGGGGTTATTACGGCGACCCCGGCACGAACGGAGTGCTGAAAGAAAAGAAGAACGGCGGGTTCGTGGTCATCACTCACGGCAATCCCGCCAA